GCACACGGTTTTGTGGTATAATATACTTATAAAATCAATTGAGGAAACACTATATTATGAATAATTCAACTAACATCATTGTCCAAGACCTAATGACAACCTACCCAGATCAGACCGAGTTCCGTAAAGGCGCTATCGTAGATGCCTCTAAGAAGCTAGGTTATCCAATGAAGTCTGTCTATCCTCTCATTGATGGGGCTAACAGAGTACGAGTCGGGACATACAATCTTGAGACCTTTATCTCACCACTTAAATCACAAATTCAAACATCACCCGAGGCCATTCCAAAACTGGCCGCCGCAATGCAGTCCATAGTCAATGACGAAAGATCATATGCCAAAGTGGACCCCACATTTGTACCCTGGGGAGCTTTCAATGATATTGTTAAAATTATCAAATCTGAAATGTTCTACCCCGTCTATATTAGCGGCTTATCTGGAAACGGTAAAACCTTCATGGTTGAACAAGCTGCTGCTAAACTAGGTAGACAATTCATCAGAGTGCAGATTAACCCAGAAACAGACGAGGACGACTTACTTGGTGGATTTAGACTTATTGACGGCGAGACTGTCTTTTCAAAAGGACCGGTACTTAAGGCTATGGAGGATGGGGCAATTCTACTGCTCGATGAAATTGATAGAGCTACAAATAAAATTATGTGTCTTCAAGGTATACTTGAAGGTAAACCTGTCCTTGTTAAAAAGACGGGTGAAACAATTACTCCTTCACCTGGCTTCAATGTTATAGCTACGGCTAATACAAAAGGCAAGGGATCAGAAGACGGCAGATTCACGGCGGCAACCATCATTGATGATGCTTTTCTTGAAAGATTTACCGTTGCAGTGGATCAACAGTTTCCTAGTGTTTCGGTTGAGAAAAAGATCGTGATCAACCACATGAAGAAATTTGAAATCATGGATACAGAGTTTGCACAGAATCTTGTAAACTGGGCCGATATTATCAGAAAGACCTTCTATGACGATGGTGTGGATGAGGTAATATCAACTAGAAGGCTGTCACACATTGTGCAGACCTTCTCTATCTTCAAGGATAAGATGAAGTCCATTGACCTATGTATTGCTCGATTTGATGAAGATACAAAGTCTGCCTTCTTGGATCTTTACACAAAGGTTGATCAAGGTGTGGTTCTTGCTGACAGTACAAATGAAACAACTCAGGAAGCTTCTTATGAATAAACCAAAATATAAATTTAACGAAGGGACTCTTATTGAAGAGTTCCATAATTATATAAACTCAACTTACAACGCTCATTATGGCCAAGGTGGATTACAATCTTCTGAAGTCATTGTTGATCGTGGCCATGGCATGGGATTCTTTTTGGGTAATGTAGACAAATACAATGCTCGCTATGGCAAAAAAGGCGACACCCCAGAAGATCATAGAAAGGATCTAATGAAGGTGTTACATTATGGTCTACTTGCATTATATGAACATGACCGAATTAATTTATAAATTGATGACAAAACACTTTACTTTTGGCCCAATTTGTGATATAATATATACTACTAACTGAAATGATGGAGACTATATGATAATTTCAACCGACACCCTCAAAGTGTTACAAAACTTTGCTACCGTTAACCCTAACCTAGTGATGAAACCTGGCCAGAAAGTTAAGACAATTTCTGAAGCTAAAAATATAATGGCAATTGCTGAAATCACTGAGGACTTTCCCGTCGAATTTGGGGTCTATGATCTTAATGAATTCCTCTCTGTCCACAGCTTGATTGAAAACGCACAAGTATCCTTCAATGAGAAATCAATGGAAGTTGCTAGTGGTGATCAACGAATCCAATACTACTACGCAGAGACTGATATTCTAACTCAGCCCACTAAAGATATCACGATGCCTAATGCAGAAGTTGGTATCAATCTATCAGAGGCTATCTTGGATAAAATCAAGAAGGCAGCTGCAGTACTGGGTCACTTAGAATTGTCAATCAGTGGCGATGGTGGTGTTATTACTGCCAAGGTGCTAGATGTTAAAGATGCCACTGCTAATACATTCGATATCATCATTGACAGGGATAACGCATGTAAGGAAACATTCAATTTTGTGGTTAATATCCCTAACTTGAAACTATTGCCGGGTGATTACTATGTATCAATTTCATCTAAGTTGATATCTAATTGGCAGAATACCAATTACCCTGTAGAATATTTTATCGCACTAGAGAGATCTAGTAGCTATGGTGTATAAATAACATTACACAACCGAATTATACCTTGTTATGTTTATATAATAAGGATAATATGGGGGCTGCCGAATAATCGGGGTCCCTTAAATTAGTCTAAACTCTGGAGAAATACTATGACTGAAGAAGTAACTCAAGCTCAAGAAGAGCAAGTAAACCTGTCCTTACAGGACATTGCAACATGCGTACAGGTAATTGATATCTGTTCAAAGCGTGGCGGGTTCGAAGGACCTGAAATGGAAGCCGTCGGCGGACTTCGCAACAGGATCGTTAAGTTCCTAGAAGCGAACAAAGCGGCAGAAGGTGAGCAGCCTGAAGGACAAGTTCCTGTAGCTGATGCCGAAGTAGCTGAAGACGCCTAAGTAGGCAATTGAGCTAGACCCTCATAAGGGGTCTGGCCATTCGGTAAGACCCTAATCGGGTCTTGCCACTTTTTATTATTAAGGAATATATTATGAATCTCAATGAATGCAAGAGCCTTATCGAGGCTTTACTTAAAGGTACAGTCACTGTAACCTTTCAAAAGATTGACTCAGACGAAATTCGAGTCATGCCCTGCACGTTAAACCCAGTCGTATTAGAAGCTTACGGAATTAAATCTGTAGTCGAAAGCGTTAGTCCTGAATCCGCACATTTGGCCGTATGGTCACTTGATAAAGATGCATGGCGATCGTTTCGGGTGAGCACTGTTACTGGCTGGGAGGTTCTTTAATGAATGACTTCCTTTGGGTTGAGAAGTATCGACCACAGATAATTGACGATTGTATTTTACCGAAACACATAAAAGAAACTATGAAGCAAGTTGTTAAAGGGGGTGAACTACACAACATGCTTCTGACCGGCACGGCTGGTCTAGGTAAAACTACAGTCGCCAAGGCTCTGTGTAATGAATTGGGCGTTGACTTTTTGTTAATCAACGGATCCGAAGAGGGTGGAATTGATACCCTTAGGAATAAAATTAAGCAGTTTGCATCATCAGTAAGTTTACAGGGTGGCTATAAAGTAGTCATTCTGGATGAGGCAGACTACCTTAATCCCCAATCGACTCAGCCCGCTTTGCGTGGTTTCATTGAGGAGTTCTCTGCTAATTGTAGGTTTATATTAACTTGCAATTTCAAGAACAGAATCATTGAACCACTGCATAGTCGTTGTTCAGTTATTGAATTTAACATATCCAAGAAAGATTCCACAGAATTGTGCGGCCAGTTCCTAAAACGCTGTCAGTTCATTCTTACCAAAGAGCGTATCCAATATGATACTCCAGTTGTTGCTGAATTGATCATGAAACATATGCCCGATTGGCGTAGAGTGCTCAATGAGTTGCAAAGATATTCAACGTCAGGTATTATTGATACTGGTATATTGGTATCACTATCAACTGTGTCAGTTAATGAACTCATGGTTGCTTTGACTAAGAAAGATTTCAAGAAGATGCGACAATGGGTTGCAGATAACATTGACACTGAACCAGCTGCTGTGTTCCGTAAGATATACGATAACATGGGTGAATATGTCTCACCGACCTCTATCCCTCAGCTAGTGTTAATACTTGCAGACTACCAGTACAAAAACGCATTCGTTGCTGACCATGAGTTAAACCTTGTTGCTTGTTGCACGGAGATCATGGCCGGAGTATCTTTCAAATGAATCCGTTTGAGTATGTTAATAGTATTAATTTATCCAAGAAGGATATAATGCACGATGATGTGGCCGAGAAGGCCTACGCGCCATTTATGGTAAATAGAGCTTTATCCTACTTTATGGATACGGTTTTGTTTGCTAATGAAATGAATGTTAATCACCACCTAGATTCAAAGCTTCAATATCATTTTCTTATAAATATAATTAAGAAGAAGAAACGGTTCTCAAAGTGGCTTAAGCCAACTGAGGTGGAGAACCTAGAGCTCATTAAAGAATATTATGGTTATAGCAATGAAAAGGCTAAGTCCGTATTACCATTATTTAATAATGAAAGTATTGAACAATTGAAATTGAGGATTTACAAAGGTGGAAAACGAAAATAACATTGAAGTCAAGGATTGGACTCCGGCGTCCATGCTTGAAATTACCCTGAACGAACCTGATGATTTTTTAAAAATTAGAGAAACCCTTACACGTATAGGTGTTGCTTCTAGGAAAGATCAAAAGCTCTATCAGTCCTGTCACATATTACACAAGCAAGGCAGATACTTTATAGTTCACTTTAAAGAGCTATTCTTACTTGATGGTAAGCCGTCATCATTGATGGTTAATGACCTAGAACGAAGAAATACCATATCGACATTGCTATCCGATTGGGGACTTGTTACTATTGTTAACCCTAGTGTTGCACAGAATACCGCGCCACTAAGACAGATCAAGGTAATCCCTCACAAAGAAAAAAGCTATTGGGAATTATGTCCCAAGTATAACATAGGTAGCAGCAAGCAGTAGAAAAGAATGGTAAGAAGGATTTTTAAGCGATTTCATAAAATAATGAAATCCGGCAGATTGAATAAAGTAGTTAAACAATTCTGCGTATAACTAATTTGTAATTCACTTAACTGTGCGTTATAAATAACTACAGGATGCCGAATTGGTCGGGTCCGAAAACTTTGCTCATAAGAGGAATTAAAAATGGTAAGAAATACTATGAACGTGCCGCGTTCTTTATTCATCGGGTTTGAACCCATACTAAACGAACTTGAAAGAATCCACTCAGCTGGAAGATCCCAAGATAACTATCCACCCCACAATGTAGTGAAGGTCGATGATGAAAATTTCATTATTGAACTTGCAGTTGCGGGTTTTTCACCAGAAGACATCAACGTCGAAGTGAAGGATGGAATTCTATTAGTTAAAGGCGAAAGCGCTAGTGATGAAAGAGAGTATGCATATAAAGGTATATCATCCCGCAAATTTGAGAAGTCCTTCCGACTCTCTGAATTTGTAGTTATAGACGGTGCTGATCTAGTGAACGGAATACTCGTGGTGAATGCCAGGGTTGAAGTTCCAGAGGAGAGGCGTCCTAGGAAGATTCAATTAGGGTCTGCTGGGGCATCAAAGAAGAAGGAGTTCTTGCAAGAGTAACTCCGGTGAGCAGCGAAAACCCAGTGGAAGTAATAAACTTTTACTGGAGCAACACTATGAAGACTATCATGCAATTAGCAAGAAAGTATGACGATATTAGTGAGACCTTAATTAGTAGCTTATTTACAATAGTATGTGGAATTGCAATTTTAGGAATTGCACCTGCTGTTATTATTTTAGCCGCTAACTAAGGCCAATCGAATATCTATTTGACATCATGCGGGGGACGTAAAAACTCCCCCAAACTTTTAAGTACACATAAGTGTAAACTTATGCAGAAACCCCTTTACTTTTGTCTCGCAATGTGATATAATATACATATATTAAAAAGGTGACCTTACATTATGGAATTTTACACTAACGTAGCTCGTTATGGCAATATGTTACTCTATCGTGGGTATAAGAACGGCCGCAAAGTTCAAGAAAAAATCAAGTACAAACCAACACTATTTGTTAACACACCTAAACCTACACCATGGAAATCTCTGACTGGAGTTCCTGTTGCACCTGTGCAGATGGAGTCTATGCGAGATGCCAAAGAATGGATTGCTGCTAATAAACAGACTGCTGGTAGGTTAATATTCGGAAACGACAAACACATACATTCCTTTATCAACGATGAGTTCCCCGGAATCATTGAGTGGGATCGTGCTAAGATTAATGTGACGTCATTTGATATCGAGGTTGCTTCTGATGAGGGTTTCCCATTACCCGAAGATGCTAATTATCCAGTTATCTCTATTGCTTTAAGAAACAATATTGATAACATCTATTACGTTTGGGGTCTTAATGACTATGACGTATCTGCTAAGTTAACAGACAAAGAAGTCATTTATAAGAAGTGCGGCTCTGAGGCTGAACTGTTATCAGATTTCATATATCACTGGTCACTTCCTAAAAACTGCCCCGACATTATCACCGGCTGGAATGTTCGATTCTTTGATGTTCCGTATCTCGTTAATAGAACACTTAAAATACTCGGTGAGGACATGGTAAAACGATTCTCGCCCTGGGGATTAGTAGACCGATATGACGTCAAGATCATGAATAGATCACAGGCTACATATGATCTCAAAGGCATAGACACTCTTGATTACCTAGAGCTCTTTAAGAAATTCGGGTACTCATACGGCAACCAAGAATCCTATAGACTTGATCATATCGCAAATGTTGTCCTCGGCGAGAGGAAATTGTCATATGCAGAACACGGCTCGTTACACACATTATATAAATTTGATCACCAGAAGTTTATTGACTATAATATCAAAGACGTTGAAATCGTAGAGCGGCTTGAGGATAAGATGGGTTTGATTACTCTATGTCTTACTATGGCTTATCAGGGTGGCGTGAATTATGGAGACACCTTCGGCGTTACCTCTATTTGGGAATGTATCATTTACCGATACTTACACGCTAATAAGACCGTCGCACCGTTCTATGAAAACAAGATTAAGTCCGATTATCCTGGTGGTTATGTAAAAGACCCGATGGTTGGAATGCATAAAAACGTAGTATCCTTTGACCTTAACTCACTATATCCGTCGCTCATTATGCAGTACAATATGTCTACCGAGACAATTGCTAATGGTGAAGTTATGAACGTGGACATTGAAAAGTTGCTTAATGGGTACAAATTTGATAACCCAGGCAAAGGCATTGGTGGTAACGGCCAGTTATTCCGTACAGATAAGAAAGGGTTTATGCCAACCTTAGTTGACGGTATGTACAGCGAGAGAGTCGAGATCAAGAAAGAAATGATCCAAGCGCAGAAGGACTTGCAGAAGGTTGACAAGAGAAGTAAACAAGATGTTTATGCCATAGAACGCAGAATCAATATTGCCGAGAACCGACAAATGGCTATCAAGATTCTACTTAATTCACTTTATGGTGCTATGGGTAACAAATATTTTAAATTCTTTGATCAACGCATTGCCGAGGCTATTACATTATCTGGTCAGCTCACAATCCGATGGGCAGAAGTTGCCATTAACAAATATATGCAGAGTATTCTTAAAACTAAGAAAGACTATGTTATTGCTATTGACACGGATTCACTTTATGTAGCTATGGATGATCTGGTCAAGGCTGTTAACCCGTCCAACCCCATTGACTTTCTTGATACAGTTGCTTCTGAGAAACTAGAACCTGTGCTTGAAGAGGCTTATGCTAATCTGTTTGAAATGATGGGTGGCATTGAGAACCGTATGGTTATGAAACGTGAGGTTATTGCTGATCGTGGTATCTGGACTGCTAAGAAACGCTACATCCTTAATGTGTTTGATAACGAGGGTGTTCGATATGCAGAACCCAAACTCAAAATCATGGGTATCGAGGCTATTAAATCCTCCACACCAGAACCATGCCGTGATGCTCTTAAAGCCATCTTTAAGGTTATTATGATATCAGATGAGGCGACCGTCCAGAAATCAATTAAACAATTCAAAGAATACTTCTCGACACTTCCTGCTGATAAGATTGCTTTCCCACGTGGTGTATCCAACGTCACCGACTATCGGGATAGTGCTACAATTTATAAGAAGGGTTCACCTATCCATGTCCGAGCTGCATTACTGCACAACAAGTTGCTAGAACAGTACAGCCTCGACAAGAAGTATGAACCTATCAAGAATGGCGAGAAGATCAAATTTATATACCTAAAAGTTCCAAACAGTTTAAAGGAGAATGTCGTTGGGTTCACTCAATATTTACCCGACGAATTTGCCTTGTCTAAATACATAGACTACGAACTACAATTTGCTAAGACCTTCTTGGGTCCGATCGAACCAATTCTAAAGGCCGTTGGATGGTCTTCTGAACAACAATCCTCACTTGAAGATTTTTTCGGATAGGGGTTTACATTTGCACAAAAGTATGATATAATATACTATTACGGAGAAAAAATATGAACAACATCAAATTAATTAGATTAGTAAGTGGCGAAGAAATCATTGCTACAGTAGATATTCAAGGTGAGAAGGTTACGTTTAATAACCCTATTGCTTTATATGCGGCAGAAGAGGGTAAGATGGGTTTCATGCCTTATATGCCTTACACTACGGCCAAAGAAAGCGGCGTAACAGTTGATTCAAAACACATTCTGTTTATACTAGAACCTATTGGTGATATTGTAACACAATACGAACAAGCTACAGGCGCTATTATTACTCCGCCTAAGCAAGGAATCATAACTGGGGTCTAATATGCAATCCAAGTATCCGATATACATTATTTCCAAGGGCCGAGCTGAATCAAGACTTACTGTAAAGTCACTGGAAGATATGGGCGCGCGTTATAGGATCGTAATTGAACAAGCAGATTATGCTGCTTATTCTGCAGTAATAGACCCAGCAAACATTTTAGTGTTACCTGAGGGATTTAGAGAAAATCCAAAATGGGCTAAGAAATGTGAAGTCACCGGACTTATTGGTGGGTCTATACCAGTTCGGAACTGGGTGTGGGAACATTCGATTAAAGAAGGTCATAAGAGACATTGGATACTAGATGATAATATCCACAATTTTTATAGGTTGCACAATAACCGTAAGACCAAGATGACAACTCCTACGTGTTTCAGGGTGTGTGAAGACTTTACTGATAGGTATACCGATGTTAAAATGTCTGGTATGAACTATGCATTCTTTTGTCCAGCCGCAACAAAGCGGCCGCCATATTATCATAATACCCGAGTATATTCTTGTATCCTATTGTCTAATGACATCTACCCGGATTTCGCTTGGAGAGGCCGTTTCAATGAAGATACCGATTTATCACTGAGGGTCCTGAAAGCTGGTTACCATACTTACCTATTCAATGCAATGCTATGTGGTAAAGTTGCTACGTTGACAATGAAAGGTGGTAATACGGAAGAGGTGTATGGTATTGATAAACCTGGCACAGTAGAAACCCGAGAGGGTGATTGGGATCATAGACGAGAGTTTGCTGAGTCCCTACATGCACAACACCCAGACGTTGTTAAGATTACTCAGAAATGGGGCAGATGGCATCACCACATTGATTATTCAGTGTATACTCATCATAAACCCACTAAACGGGATGATCTAAATATAACTAAAGGTACTGATAACTACGGCATGAAGCTAGTAAAATTAAAACAATCAGCAGTAAAAGATGAAGAAGGAGAGGAATTCAATGAGCAATAAAACTATTAACTATGAACCAGCAAGTCTATTTGTCCTAGATGGCAGCGAAGAGGAGACTACCCCATATGATTGGGATGGAATGCCAGACTTTAATCAGCCACAGGATGAAGCATATAAGTTGCTTAAAGTCAGATTTAGGAATGAAGAAGACTATCGTGAGTTCCAAGAACTTCTCGGCCAGCGAATGACTTATAAAACCAAGAGCATTTGGCACCCAGTACTCGATAAGAAGGCTAATACCTTAATGCGATATGTAGGTGAAGACCAGTTGGATAACCCAGAGATAGACGAGGTACTGTAATCCTGATGCGAGTATTTATACTTCCATATACCTTTAGAACATTCTTTTCGTATCATAAGAGAGCTTCTGGCATTGACCAGGGTACTCTATGTCAAGTTAGAGCATTGCAAGATGCTGGTCATGATGTAAGACTGTATACAGCATTCACTGATCTGCATAATCATATGAACGGAATTGATTACTATAAAGAGACTATACCTGAGGGTATGGATGTTAAGGATTACGAGAAATCTAAAAGAGGTGTAATTGCCAAAGAGCTAATTAAGTCTATTAGGGAGTTTAAACCGGATGTGATATTATCAAACTATCTGTTTAACGACCATCCCTATAGTAGACTAATGGGCCTTGGCATACCTGTGATATTCTCGTCTATGACAAACCCTGGCTTCTGGAGCGATTTAGCCTCCGTTGACTTGATGCATGATTTCTGCACCCAGGGTCACACTTTTATAAACTGTTCTGATTACCACAAAATGCGAACCGATAAGTTCTACGGCCGCTGGCCTGAAGCTAACGTATCAGCAGATGATATTCTATTCTGTGCTTATTCCGAGAGGGAAACAGTTCAACCATCTGATGGTGTAGTCAGACATTGTTCTGCAGCTAATACCGAGAAGTCAACGTTCTATATACATGACGTGTTTGATGACACTGAGGTATACACTGAGGTATACACTGCATTTAACTATCTCAATAACAACAGTAAAAATGGTAAGTATATCCAAAAGAATATGGATAGATTTGAAAATAGGCCTGAGCGAACAACTAGGACTAACGTAGACCACGGCGAGATGGTGCAGGAAATCGGCAAGTCTGCTTGTACCTTCGTTGGGATCGCGCCGTACGACACATTCACTATCACCTCGCTAGAGTCTCTTAGCCGCGGGGTTCCAGTTTTGGTGAAGAATTATAAAGGACTTCATCCAGCGAAAGAGATGCTGCCCGAGGCGATGAAGAAATACGTCCACATCTTTGAAAATAAAGCAGACCTCTTAGCCAAGACCAAAGAGTGGGCTAACCTCTCACTTGATACCAGACAGAGTATTGCCGATGCTTGTTATGAAGCAACAAGTAAAGAAGCTTACACGGCAAGATTGGAACGCATATGTGAAGGTGCCATAATAAAGTTTAAAAATAACTCAAATAATGGTTTACATCTTGATCAATTTATGATATAATATACATTATGATAACAGGTACACTATTCAAATCTCTATATGAGACCAAGACCGTTAATACCATCAATTGTGAAACCTTTGATGATTTCGCTAAAATCCTATTCAAACTAGCAGCTGTCCCTAGAAAGGATAAAACATCTGCATATCTAATGTCTCCTGCATCTTATGTAGACGGAACCACAAGAAAGAATGATAACGTCATAAAATGGGGCGAGTGGTGTGCAGTAGATGTTGATGATATGGACGGAGATATGCAAGAATTTTTGGATGCCAAATGTGGCAGCTTCAAATACGTTTGCTACTCTACTGCTTCTTCTACAGTAGAAACCCCTAAATTCAGATTGGTATTCCCACTCACTGCTGAAGTGAATAGAGAACAGATTAAACATTTCTGGTTTGCCTTAAATAAAGAACTAGGTGAAGTTGGTGATATACAGACTAAAGATTTATCACGTATGTATTATATCCCGGGTACGTATGCTAATGCTCATAATTTCATATTTACAAACGACGGCGATCCTATTAATCCTGAAGATTTAATGGATAAACACACCTATATTGAAAAGAGCTCTAATACATTCTTTGACAAACTTCCCAAACAAATGCAAGAAGCTATGGTCAATCATATGAAAAACTCTTTGACTAACACAGACGTAAAGTGGAATTCGTATAGAGATTGCCCATTCTTTCCTAGAAAGCTAGAGAATGAATACAAGTCCATTACAGGAAGTGGTTGGTATCACAAGATGTATCAGATTATGGTATCTCTAGCTAACAATGCAATCAAGTCTAAATATCCTATAACAGCAAAAGAAATTGCTTGGATGTGTAGAGAGCTAGATATGGATAATGGTAATTGGTATAACAAAAGACCGTTAGATAAGGAGGC